TTACGCATAAACATCAACCTTTTGCCCACGTTGTTGAGCATAAATTTTCAATTGCCCTTGCTGGTATTCGTAGAGTCTTTCTTGTTCAGAGTCTTTGCGAGCATGATACGCTCGCATTTCATGGACACGATCTTGATGTGCTTTTAGTTTATTGTCGTAAAAGTCAAGTCTTGTTTCAGTAAACTGCCACCAACGATGCATCATTGCAAAATAGTCGGTGTTCACTGATGTCATTGGGCTGTCCAGATTTCTGTGAATCCTTCGTCGACGGTGGGCATAATAAAATTCTTGATCATGTCAGCAACAACGTTGGATGGGATTTCTTTTCCCGGTCTGCTATTTAATCTGCGCTCAAGTTCTTGTGCATTGGGTGTAGGGAATACCACTGCAATGTGCTCATAATATGGCAAGGCCTTAAACTTGCGTTGGCGACTGGCCAAAGTAGTAGACGTTTGATCCCAGATAATATCGCGTTCCTGCTCACGGGCATCAATGACTTTTTCCATCATTAGGCCAATGGCAGTGGGCATGTAGTCATCAAATACCTCACGATAGGTTAGTCCCAAAAACTTGGCCTGCGCTTCCACAAACTCGTCGGTAGAAACTATCACACACTCATGAGCCCATTCTTGATTGGCCAACCAAGTGCTCTTGCCTGAACCCGGCACACCAACCAATTGATAGCAACGCGGTTTCACCACTTGTCAACTCCTGAGATTTCCATCTTGAATTCACCATAGATACCTGGCTTGACTTCAATGTCAAAGATCAAGTATGTGATGTTACCGATGCCAGAGCCTGTGTCCTGCTCAAGTCTAAAACTATGGCAGTCGGGAAACTGATTCATCACAGTTGTGATGGCCAGTAATTCGTCTCTGTTAAGATGCATTGTTGTTCTCCTCATAGTTCCAACCTAAAACCTTCATCATCTTGTGTTTGACCATCAAGTTAGGACTCCGATAGTCGCCGGGATCTTGGAAACCCATCATCACTCCCACTTCACACACAGCACCTGATCTACATACTCCGGCAACACAATGCACAATTACATTCATGCGTTTGTCTAAGGCATGCTTTAGTAGATTGACCAATTGCTCGGCCTGAGCATCAGTGACTTTAAATTCTTCACCAAATGCATCGCCAACTTCAAGGTCAAGAAAATTGAATTGATGTGTTTCTTTAAACTTGTGAAAGGGCGTAGGAAACTCCATGCCAGGATCTACGATCTGAATTAGCATGGAATTTTCTCCTACTGCCACATGATGACCTTTGGGTATATCTCCCAGTGATACATTTTGAATCCAAGGCATAATTAACTCCTAGCGGCGACCTGCGCCAATTTTGTTGCCGTTGCGATCCCACTGACTTTTGTGTTCACGGATGCGTTCACGCAACACAGAAATTTCAATAGGAGTGTAGTCAATGTTTTCTACACTGACATTGTAGTAGGCTGGGTCATCCAATGTCCTATAATGCAAGTGACCATGCACACAGGTCTTGAATCGCTCAGTGACACAATCTGGATGTAACGGAATGTGACTAAGGATCATGTCTTCCAACACACGGCAACCATAGATTTCCTTGAAGTAGGTCATATACTTCTTGGTATTGTAGATGTCGTGGTTACCACGAATCAGTCGCTTGTTGCCATTGAGACGATGCATGATGGGCAATTTCTTTTCGCTCATGACCACATCGCCCAACACATAGACCTTGTCTTGTGGACCAACCACAGAGTTCCAATTTTGGATCAGGGCTTCATCCATTTCATCAGGGTCGTCCCAGGGCCTGAGTTTTGAGCCGTCATCGCGGGTGAACTTGCAGACGCCCGAATGCCCAAAGTGCGGATCAGAAATTAAAAAGATGTTCGACATGATATCCAAATTATACAACAACAAGGCTGGAATGTCAATAAGTATTTTTATGAAAAAACTACTGTTTACCGCCTGTATGGTCCTGGGCGTATCTACTGCATGGGCCAACGATGTTGAATTTACGGTCCATCATGCTCCTGGTGGTCCTAGCGATAGAACCACTAGACTAATTGCACAAGAGTTGCCGGCCAAGAACTATGTGGTCATGAACAGACCTGGTGCGTCAGGCAAGATTGCCATGAAGCAGTTGATGAGCCGGCCGTCAATGATGGTGGCTACCATGCCGCAGATTTTTGTGACCAATTCATTGATGTTTGCAGATTTGGAATACAATCCAGATCGTGATCTAGAACTGGTTGCTGTGATTGGTGCCATGCCCAGTGTGTTGGTCTGCAACAACCGGCACAACTTCAAAACCTTTGAAGATGTCAAAAATTACAAAAAGCCATTGACATTTGGATTTGCCGGCTACGGTAGCAGTGAACACATTGCCACTGCTGTTTTGCTGAGCCAGTGGAGCAACAATCACCTGCCTATTCCTTATGCACAAGGTGGTGCTACAAGTTTGACAGATTTGTTGGGTGGCAACATTGACTGTATGTTTGCCAACTTTCCTTTGGTTGCTGGTCAAATAGGTGATACTTCAAGGATTACTCCTGTCATGAGCAGTCATGAATTGGGATTGGGCATAGCCACATGGGAACAAACATTCCGTCAGCCGTATCCCGTGCAAAGCCACTTGGGCTTGATTGTTAACCGCAACTTAGATTCTAAAATCAAAGAACAAATTCGTCAGGACGTTGCTGTTGCAATTCGTCGTGTTGGATTTGATCAAGACATTAGAAAACTTGGATTGTTTCCTATCTTAAAGATGGATCCTGTCAGCATAAAAGAATCGCTGGCTATACACCAGCGACTGCGTGACTTTGTTGTTAGAAATCAATTGAAGTTGAATTGAGTCATCGCATAAAGACGTTGACATATTTTGGATCCACTACTTTCATAGGACCCATATCATAGTTGTGTAACACTGGCATCAGACCATCTGCACGTTTGGTGTGCTCTGAATAACGCACAAAAGGTTTAAGGTTATCTTCAACAAACTTTAAACCTTCCTTCCATACCTGAAACGCTTTGGTATCCGAATAGCCTACACGGAACCATTGGTCAAATTCAGATTCCCAATCTAAGATTGCTTTTTCTGCTTGGAACCAATTGTTGTTCCAGGTAGTGTAAAGTAGCGTTCTCAAAATAGGCTCATGCACTAGACGATAATGTTTGCCAGTGGCTATTCTGCCGTCCCAATTGTGCTGTTGCTGAGGATTGAGTTCTAGCCAATGTTTGATCATATGCCCTTGTTTGATCAGCAAGGGCACACAATCAGGGCTCCAATAAAAGAATTCCACTGTGCTGTTTGGATAATCTTTGAGGTGCTCGGCCACTGTAATCATATTGGTGCTACGATCTGCAAATCGCATAAAGAAGCGACCTTGATGTATCAGTGTTCTGGGCTTTTCAATGCCAACCACCATGGCAATTCGATAGTTTTTATCAAAGCGTTTTCTTACTTCTGAGAAGTGTAGATAGTTAAACCTGGTGACGCCAGCAGGATTTAACCCTTCACGCTTTTCTAAAACCCAACTTGCGTCACCAGCCTTTTCTAGACTTTCAAACAAATAGTCACTTTGATCAGTCAATGTAATTTTAGTCTTGGGCATGGCCTGAGCAATTTCTTTGAGCCTAGGCATGGTTTGTTGTTCGTGTTCACTGGCAGGAGCATCAAATGCTTTCTTACTGCTGAGGTTGACAATGCCTTTACTGGCCTTTTCCATGGTGTTGACTAAGATCTCATCAATGTGCAGACCTTGTCTACGAAAACTTTCGTAGATGTTATGGCTATCAGAACCGCCCGAGTAACTTAAAATAAGATAGTCATAGGATTCTCGCAACTGCCGGGCTCTTAGATCATAGTAAAAATCCAATGATTGCTCGGGTTCTTTGGTCCAATCATATTTTTTAAATTCGTCATTGTTGAATACCCATTCAACCGGCATGCCAACTTTGACTGAATGTAGGCCTGCGCGGATCTTGGAATCAAATTCCAAGCCGTCACAGACATAGTAGCCTAATTTTTTGTTGATGTATGGGTTGGTAATAATGTTAGTCATGTTGCTCCCAGCGTTGGGTCTCTCCAGATCCCCAGTTGGATAGAAGTTTAATCAATGCTCCGCGTTCAATATAAACACAGCGATTTCTATAGTTATGTCGCATACGATTGTCAGTTGGATTCATAATCCAATCAATTTTTTCTGGGCTTACATACTTGGGAAAGTATTCAAGTTCGCGGCCCCAATAGCGTCCAAATATGATGGGTTTGACATAGTATTCCCAACTGAATATCAGCGGAGGTGGCTCACCGGTTTCTTTTTCTACTAGGCCGTTGCCGCGGATGTATGGTAGTGCATTAAGGTATCCAGTGACCACAGGATCTGCTAGGTAGGCCAAAGCAAATTCATTGAATGGTGCCCGACGATCGATGGCAACTATTTTTCCTGATCTTGGAACTTCCTGTAGTGCTCGTTGACTGGCTATTTCAATGGCTGTCCAAGATTCCATACAGTAGCAACGACCGTCTTTGAACACAAAGTCATAACTCTCAATACCTTGTAGAATATCTCGATCTTCAGGTAACTGTGCCACAAACTTCTTCATTAAATGATGCTCAGGCGGAATACCAGATTCAGCGGCGCCATCTTCTACTTCTTCACGATACTGATCAGGGTCAATGACAACCACCTGAGTGTCAAAGTTGTATTTTTGTTCCAGTTTGCGAATCTGAGATAACTCTATGTCATTGTAACCAGGATGGTGCATGAAAGCACACTCATAGGGTAGATTCAATGTGTGAAAAGTGTGTAGCAGGACTTGGCTGTCAAGTCCGCTACTTAAACTGATCATTATACGACCTTCGTTGGCCAAACGTGTGCAGGCACGTTCCATTTCCTGGCGAACGTTACCAATGGGTCTTTCGCAGGCGGTGTATTCTACAAAGAATTTGCCTTGCTCATCAAGTCCGTAAATCATACCTGATACTTAGCAAGGCAAAAAATTGTCAAATGGTCAAAACTCAGTTTTTGGACTTCTTTTTGTTGGCTCTTAGATCAGACTCTAAGACTCGAACATAACTGCGAATAATTGCATTTCTGCGAATTGGGTTTGGTTCGTTTGATGCCAAAACTTTTACTCTTTTAGGCACTTTCACTGAACGGGAATCATAGCCACGACATGTCATATTTGCTCCTTTGTTAAAAGATATATTTACAAGCATTCTCACAAAGGTATTAGCCACAAATAAATAAGATCCATGAGACGCTACAAACAACGAAACATACAATCCATATCTAGCGGTTACTTTGCTCGCGATGAAAGCGAAACAGATTACGCTGTTGCTGTTGGTCGTAAGGCTGGTTACGAAGGACAAGGAACATTTGCTATTGCCATTGGAGATTTGGCCGGGGAAATCAGTCAAGGCACCAATGCTGTTGCATTGGGATCAAAAGCCGGACAAAATTCTCAAGGCACATTTGCCATTGCCATTGGAGATCGTGCAGGATTCACTAGCCAAGGCACTAACGCCATTGCCATTGGTATTAAAGCAGGACATGGATCTCAAGGTGCTGATGCCATTGCCATTGGAACAACAGCGGGTCAAACATCGCAAGGCGCCAAGTCTATTGCCATTGATACCAGCGCAGGAACACCCAATCAGCCTGCCAATAGTATTATTATCAATGCGTCGCCTGATGTCATTGTTGATCCCAAAACATCAAGATTGTATGTTGCACCTGTAAGAGAAACTGCCTTTGACTCAAACATACTGGTATATGGTGCTGACAAGGAAATCAGTAGAGGATTCCCAAGGTTGCCAACTTATGCCAATGATAGTCAAGCAACTGCGGCGCTGAATCTGGCAGTTCCTACAGAAACAAATAAAAACGGTTATTTGTATTTTGATACAACCATGATTGCTATCAAAATCTATAACAACAGCACTTGGTTAAAAGTGTCTATCTAATGTTTAGATTCTAATTCTTTACGCAAGATATCATTGACACGTTGTTGTATTTGACTGTGTGTTGCATCTACGAATTGCCCCGGACTGGTTTGTCCGCGGCCTGAATGATCAAAGAAGTTTTGATATCTAACACCAAAGCGATCAAAGTTGACATTGGTAGTTTTGTATGCACCAATGGTTATAACACGTTCCGGCAATGCTGTTGACTTCTCCAAGAACATTCTCACCGAAACTGCACCAAGGCTGTAGCCGTAAAGGTGGTAAGGTTGTGCATGGGTGCTGACAAACTTTAATGCCTGTGCAGTTTCGTTCCAGGCGTAACTTTGAGCACAATAACCAAAGTGTTGAGCATACTGTTCAAAGGCCTGTTGATCAAACCTATTGTCTTTGCCTTTGAACCCAATGACATAGCCCGGGCAAGCCCAGGCCAGTGTTGGAAACAATAACAGTATAAAAAATATTTTTTGCATGAAATACTGGTGGGGACTGAAGGAATCGAACCTAACCGCCAGCCACCCTGCATATTAAAGGCAACGGATTTACAGTCCATCGCAGGGAACAGCCCCCAGTGCTCACGCAAACTCTAGATCGTGTTCTTCACCACGAAGAACAGCAATCTTAAACTGTGAATATGCATTGTATTGATCTAGAAACTCTTGTGCCTTGTCTTTGTTGTCAAACGAGTAAGTTGCAATCTTAGGCGTATCAAGTGTTATGTTACTAGACCAGGGGTGAATATCAACATGATACATCCTAACATCTCCTTGGTAATGGCGCACCGGAGGGGACTCGAACCCCTGGCCTCCGCCGTGACAGGGCGGCGTTATAACCAACTTAACTACCGGTGCATATCTTGGTTGCAGGTGAAGGATTCGAACCTCCGTCCTCCAGGTTATGAGCCTGACAGTCTGACCACTGACGTAACCTGCGATAAAAATGGCTCCCCAGGTATGGATCGAACATACGACATCTTCGTTAACAGCGAAGCGCAACTACCTCTGTGCTACTGGGGAATAAGTGCTAGGCTACCCACACCACACGGGCCCCTAACTGAGCGGTTACTCTGTCCACACATTTTTTGCTTTGGCTTTAAGTTGTGTTCTCCCCCTAGGATACTTTAGGCACCTCCCCAACAGGAGACCATGGTAAGATCCTACGCACCAGGCAGTTTCTATGGTGATTGCCCCACCCACTTTTATAACGGTAAAGTGTAACCGGGTGTTTGGTGCCGCTTGTCTGATTCGAACAGACGACCTATCGCTTACAAGGCGATTGCACTACCCCTGTGCTAAAGCGGCTAATTTAAAACATTCAATCTATCAGGGTTAGATATTCCCACAATCTTACCATGATGCTCACGACCAAAAGTAATTATAAAGTCATAGACCTTGTTTGCTACCTTTGTGTAATGTTCTGGGTTGGCATAATCAAAGTGTGGATAGATGGCAGAACACAGTAGACCTCGATCATTGTGATGTGCAAATGCTGTCATCAATCGTGTTTGAAACGCTTTGCCACCTGTATAACCAACATTGTCTGTGCCTAGACTATTTTTAAAATCCAAGGCCGACCAAGAACTCATAAACACCAACTTGCCACCTGCACTCATTTTCTTTTGGCATTCAATGCCCAGTGCATGTGGAATCACTGCATGAAGCATCAAAGAACTAAAATACTCCTGCTCATTGACGGTGCCTTGCGATGAATAATCTTGAGGACGCCGTGGATATGATGGCTTGTTGCTATTGTATAGCATGATGCCAATGTTGTCAATGTCAGCAGTGAGTTTACCAAAGGCTTCTGTCACTGAAGACACTTGATTAAAATTGGCCACTTGCAGGTCACTGTCATGATAACCAGGATCTGCATGAGCAATTACCAGCACACGATGTCCTTGACTTCGTGCTTGGTTTACAAAATCGTTGCCAAACTTTCCTGGTGTGGCACCACCTACAACAAGTATATTCATCATGTTATCTGGTAGGACGTGACGGGTTCGAACCGCCGACAGCCTGCGTGTAAAGCAGGAACTCTACCAACTGAGTTAACGTCCTGTAATTTAACAACCATCGTTTTTGGTGGTATCTACATCTACGGCTTCTTCTAAGTCGTAGTATTCATCTTTTAAAAAGGCTTCGCTTTGTTTTTCGCCTTCTGTCTTTTTCTTGCGACCAAAGACATTGTCCCAATTGCTGGCAAATGTGTTTTGGTCAACGCTGAAAGGCCTCGGTGAAGAACCTTTACCTCCATCTGACATATTGTAGTCTCCTTGGCGTATTTAATGGTGGAGGATGACGGGATCGAACCGACGACCTCCTGCTTGCAAAGCAGGCGCACTCCCAACTGTGCTAATCCCCCATATCTGGAGTGGAGAGTGAGATTTGAACTCACGGCTTTACTGGTTTGCAATCAGTTCCCTTGGGCCTCTCGGGCATCTCCACATGATATTAGTTTAGTGCTATCGTGCCTATTTGTGAACAATGTAGCAAGCACTCACAAGCGAATAGCAGTTATATTAGGATCCGTTCCTCGCACAGTTGGACCCGCATAGTGACAGCGTCCTGTCACGATACCTTGATAACACTAAACTAATACCACATTTAATTGCACTGGATGTTTGAAAGCGATCGCAGTTTTGAACCTGCCCTACCGTGCCGTCCACGGACTTGTCTGTCATCCACATTACAGGCCAAGTTGTTCCAGCGTGATTATACAGTATCCACCTTTCGGTTTCGTTTCCATCTTTCATGTGGCTTAGAAGTGCCAGTCCGTCAACTGGTTAGTCACTTGCTAAGTCACCTACTGGCTTGGTAACCAATGCAATTAAATCTGGCACTCCGTATGGGATTCGAACCCATGATCTTCGCCGTGAAAGGGCGATGTCCTAAACCGCTAGACGAACGGAGCACAATGCATATTCACTTGTTAAAGAGCATGGCTAATTTCTTAGCCTATGACAGATTGTAGCATCTAGTTTTTACGCTGTCAACCACTTTCTGACAATTTTTTAAAAATTCTTTTGGAGCGGGTAGTCGGGGTCGAACCGACGACCTACACGTTGGCAACGTGTCGTTCTGCCACTGAACTACACCCGCATCAAAAAAACTTTCCACACCATGTAAAAACAAAAACCCCGGAACTTTGTCCGGGGCCTGATCTCTGAGACAATACAGAATCAGGCCCGGAGATAATCCTCCGCACCACAGGCATTTGTTGTGTTTACATAATGTGTCATCATAGTGTAATTATATATCCTTTGAATGGCTGTGTCAACCGTTTTAAGACAAAAATTTAAAGTTTTTTTTGGACCTAAAATTAGTGCTCTAAGCGATAATCAGGATCAGTGATCTTGATCCTGTATTCGTAATTGGTGATTTTTTCAATCAGCATGTCGGCCACTTTCTTACGATCCTGCTTGGTGCGATTGCCAGCCGTGACCATCACATATTTAGAACCATTGTAGGAAAACATCATGGTCAAGCACCAGCCTGCCGCTGATGTCAAACCTGTCTTGGCTGACAAGATCTGTATTTGTCCAGGTTCATGCACAAAGGGATTGGTGTTATTGCCGCGAATCCATTGGTAGATGCGTTTGGCTTTGCTGACTTGTTCTGCTTGGATTTCTGAACGCTCTCTGTTGGCAAATCTTGTAAACAATTCGTGCTTGGAAGCCTCAATGGTTAGTTTAACTAGATCCATGACTGTGCTACGATTGTCAGCCAAGAGTCCTGTGGGTTCAACAATTCTAGT